CCGATAAAACTCTCAACTGGCAGAAGCATTGCTGTGACCCAGTCGTTTGGGTCGATCTTTAAAAATCTTGACTGAACCTGATCGAATCTGTATTGCTTCACGCATGCTTGTAGTGGTTTCAAAGTTGCTGCAGATGATATAAGGTTCCAGGAAAGTCTAAGTCTTGTTGTTCCATCCATCTTATCGTTGGTCTTATACACCATCAGTTTATCTAAGATCTTAACACGAAGGACAGGTGGAATATAGTGAAAGTTTAATCCCCAGAAGTTTCCACCGACTCGACGATATGGAAAGACCAATGGGAACATATCATAGTAAGGTAAGGTGTCCTTGGTCAATGGATCGTAGAAGTACATGTACAAATTACCAGGAACAATAGTGCCACGCAGCTGACTTGGCTTCTCTCTCATCATTCTTGATGGGTTTGTTTTGTTTCTTAGTTTGTTAACCTGTTGCTGATACCAGTCCTTAGACCTTCTCGTTGCCGAGATGTCGTATTTGTACTTGTCGAAAACTGATTGGAGATTGTTAGCCATATCTATATTTATTTGATTCCAAGATGGTTTTCTGTCAAAATAACGAAATTCCATCCTCTATCGATAGCATATTGTTCGGCTGCCTTCCACTTGGCTTGGTTTTTCATAAAAGTCATTGCTTCAGTAAGATACCTTTGTGTTTTACGTCCAGGGTAGGCAGGTGGTTTAGTCTGTGAATCTGGCTTGATTTCAACTAAATATGTCTTTAGAACGCCCATTTTATCCCTAATTTGTATGCGAAAATCCACGAAATAACGATGTATTTTATTATCGGTGGGGCAACGGTAAGGTATGACTGTCTCCTCGCTCTGCCATTTGAGAACGCTGCTGTTCGAATCACACCACACCATGAACTTCTTTTCCCAAGAAGAACGAAAAATAATGTTCGTTGGATCTCCCAAATACTTGTCTGGGAACTTTGGTTTGAATTTTCCTTTGTAAAACATCATAAATAATTAAGTTAGGATTCCCTTCTATTTAGGAACCGCAATGCCATTAGATACAGTAACAAGCCCAATAAATCCAAACGCTGGCGCACCATATTCAGATGATGCTACACTAGCGAGTAATCGTAGAGTCAGCTCTTTGGGTTCAGGATCAAAGTCTTCAATTGATCGTGGTGGATTTAACTATTATGTATACCCAGAGGACATTATTAACTCTGGAACTACGAACTATGTAACATTCTATATTAATGTTGCTACCAGCTCCAAACTTGTTGGTGGAACATTCAACACAGTCGCAGATATCAACGGCGACCGAGGCGATCTGGTAGGAACAACAACTAAGAATCAAGCACTCGCAGCTACAGTTGCCTCTGGTGCTTTACAAGGTTTCTTAGGCGGTACAGTTGTTTCGGGTAAAGGTGCTGCTGGTGCAGTAATTGGTGGTGGTTTGGGAGCAGCTGGTGCTGCTGGCGCAAACTACTTCTCTGGTCCAGGTCAGTTTACTCGACCAACCAAAACAATTTCTGAGAGTATCGTTCTTCCTGTTCCAAGTCAGTTGCTTACTTCTTATCGTGTAAACTATGCCGATGAGGAAATGGGTATGGCTGGTAACATCGCAGCTGCTATCTCCTCAAATCCAGACTTGGCTAACAAAGTCAATGCTGCTGGTGAAGAAAAAGCAGGTTCGGTTGGTAAACAAATTTTAGAAACTGGTGGCGCAGCTGCTACCTCGATCGCTCTTAAGACTTCGCCTTTCCTTTCTGCTATGTCAGGTTTGGCAGCAAACCCACGTCGCGAGCAGCTGTTTAAGAACGTGGACTTCCGTAGATTCCAGTTTGACTATCAGTTCTTTCCTAAGTCTCCAGGCGAAGCAGCGAACATTCTGGAGATTATTCGCATGTTTAAAGTTCACATGCATCCAGAGTTTAAAGACGACGCAAACTTCCTGTATATCTACCCATCGGAGTTTGAGATTCGAATCTACAACGGAACCAATCCAAACAACGCAATTCATAAGTTTGCTACTTGCGTTCTTTCTGAGATGACAGTCAACTACAATCCGAACGGAGTCTTCACTACATTTGAAAATGGTATGCCCACTCAGATTAACATGAACCTTCAATTTATCGAGATCGCTCTTATGGATAAGAAGCGTATGCTCGAGAAGGGGTATTAAAATGTACTTTAAAAAATTCCCACAGATTTACTATGATTTTAAGGTTGGCGACAAGCAAGAAACCGAACTGCGTATTCTTACTGACATCACAGCCAATGTTCGTTTTAAGAAAGAGCTGTTAGAAAACATTTCTTTGTACGATGAGTATGATATTCAGGATGGAGAAACTCCTGAGATAATTGCCGATAAGGTATATGGTTCACCAGAATATCACTGGGTAATTATGCTGTTCAATCAGCGTTATAATTATCGTGAAGATTTTCCTCTTCCACAAACAGAACTAGAAGAACACATTACAAAAACCTATGGTGCTGGTAATGAATACGATACTCATCACTACGAACTAAATGGTTTTATTGTTGATTCTTCACAAGTAGGTGCTTTCGCTGTTTCCAACTATGAGTATGAAACAAGAGAAAACGAAGCGAAGCGTAGAATTAAACTAATTACTCCACAACTATTGCAAGAAATTTTGAGACAATTTGATTCGTTAATCGTATAATATGGCAGATATCCCATCAAGAACTGAGGAACAAGGAGCGTCCCAACCGAATGCCATTACCAAGGCAGGGGACATAACAATTGATGTGCTTGAGATTGTAAGTTCAACAGGAACACGCTACGATCTTAAACTTCAGTTGGTTCAAATGGAGATCTTTGAGGATCTCTTCTCACCAGTTACCTCTGGCACTATCACAATTACTGACTCACTTGACTTAGTAAACAACATGCCATTTATCGGCGAGGAATTGCTGTATATTCGTGCTAAGACACCTCAGTATACAGATAGAGGTCAAATCTTTGACAATCTATATTATATCTACAAGATGACAAATCGTGAGATGATGGGCGATCGTAATGTTCTTTACACATTACACTTCATCTCTCCAGAAGCAATCGCTGATATGAACGTGAAGTTGAGTAAGGGTTATGGTGGTAAGATTCACGAAGTAGCAAATAGAATCATTAGAGCAGAGGGTTTAACTACTCAAAAGAACGTCGCCATTGAAGACACAAAGAACTCGGTCAAGTATGTGTCTAATTACTGGTCTCCATTTAAGAACCTGAAGTATCTGGCAGACCGAGCCATGAATAACAAGGGTGCGTCTAATTTCGTTTTCTATGAAGATCGTCTTGGTTTCAACTTTATTTCTCTCGATAGTCTTTACACTCTACAGCCAATCCAAACCTACAGGTATGACAACTATACCAGAGACTTTAAGTTTGAGAGAACTGACGTAAACATCGAAGAAGAATACTCAAGAATTAAAAACATTTCTATTGAAACAGGGTTTGACTACATTCAGCGTTTGTCATCTGGTATGTATGCCTCTAAGTTAATCAGTCACGATATTGTTACTAAGAAATACACTGTTCAGAACTATAATTACTTGGACGAGTTTACCAAGTTTAATCACCTCAATCAGTTTCCTACGTCAAGCGAAACAGTTGTTAAAAGAAACAATGCTGCTATTTTCTTTCACGGAAAGCATCATGCAGCATTTAATGGCTTTGGTGGAGACAGCTCGGCTGAGTGGAAACTTCGCAGAATATCGTTACTAAATCAAGCTGAAGCGTTTAAGTTAACAGTTACAGTTCCAGGAAGAAGTAACACAAGCGTAGGGATGGTTGTTGCGCTTGACTTGAAAACATTTGAGCCATATACTAAACAAGAAACTAATTCAGATCTTCAAGACAATCAATACTCAGGTCGCTATCTAGTAAGTGCAGTAAGCCATAGCATTACTAAAGGTAAGCATGAGATGGTTCTCGAGCTGATGAAGGATTCTTTAATTAAGAAAATTGAGGAAAAATGAATCTATATACTGGCGTAGTTGAAAATAGACAAGACCCATTGAAACTTGGTCGTTGTCAAGTTC